GTTGTTGGTGTAAGCAATTATGAATATGAAATTAAAAATAATGAAGAAAAGAGAACAATTTATGTCTTAAAGCCAATCTATCTACAACAAGTTTTGAATGATACAAGAAAAGCGATGACTTATGATAAATCATCGCAGTACATAGATAACAGATTAATCAGAACTGAAAATACTAAAGCATCAAATCCATTTTAGTTCTAAACTCTTATCAAAAATCATCACATATCGGTGCTTGCGGGAGCGTTCTTTCCACTCTCCTTCAGCACCTTTTACTTTTCCACGAGAGTGTTTAGTTCCGTCTGAATAATAGAAATCTTTTTTAGGGTCTGTGAGACCTGCATATTTAAAGTTACAAGCACGATAAATTGTGCCAGAATGGTAATCTGAATCAGCATAAGAAATGATTGCTTTAACTTCAGTATCTTTCCGAAGTTGTCTAATCGCTCGTGACACAAACCAAGAAGTGATGTTATATTCGCGTGACTGCGTACTAGGTTCGATACAAAGTCTTGAGAGTTCGAAGAGTCCTTGTTGTTCATTTCGTTCTAATCCAAATGCCCCTTTAGCAATTTCAGGTACGGGAAGTCCAGTAAAAATACAGATTCCTTTAATTCCACCGACATTGAGTGGGCAGAAGTCATTGTTCTCGTAGAGACCATAGTTCCATCCAGATTTGAAGTCTTTTGAGAAGTCCTTCAAATAATGAAACCGCAGAAGTAACTCTGCGGCTTCGGATTTACTCACACGGTCAATGTGGTAATCAGATTTCACTCTTCGGCAAGGCGGGCAAAGTAGGACAGGGCATCATCATCCTCATCTTCCTCACCTGCAGCAGCACGACGAGTGGGTTGAAGACTATTGAGTTCAGAGCGAAGATCCTCAGTCAGTTCCTTCGCAGAACCACGAGAATACTCTTCCTCTTCAGCAACTTCTTCATCTACACGACGAGAACCTTTGGAACATAGCACATACTCAAGACGCTTCTTCAGTTCATCATAAGTCTTGAACTGATCGGCAGCAACGAGTTCGGCAAGAGAATACTGCTTCTTCCACACTGCTTCCATTGCGTCATCATCGTCCAGAAGAGGCGAAGATGCAGCAAACTCACTGGAATCATAGTTGCGATAACCAGCAACGTTCTTCGCTTTCAGTTTGAAGTTAGCACCTTGCCAGAAATCAAACGGATCAATCGCTTCCTCATCTTCAAACTCAGGTTGCATTGCAGCAGTCAGTTTGTCAAAGATCTTCTTGCCATACTTAAACAGGAAGACTTTACCTTCGTTGGCAGGATTAGCAGGATCTTTCACAACGTAAATGTTGCTCACATAAGTCAGTTTACGCTTCTGCTTACGTGCCAGTTCTTTACCAGCATCGGTGCCGTTATTCCACAGTTCGGAGTTCAGTTCCGACACAGGATCCTTCTGACCCAGAGTAGTCAGAGAGTTCTCAATATACCAACCACCAGGACCTTGGAATGCGTGACTGTAGAGTTTCACGAACGGCAGGTCCTCACCGTTCGGAGCAGGAAGGAAACGGATTACGGCATAACCATTGCCGCTCTTATCTACATCCAGTTTCCATACGCGGTCGTCACTAGAACCGCTACCAGTATTCATTTTTTCTACTTCTTTGACCAGTTTGGCGGTCAGAGAACCAAGTTTAGATTGCTTCTTAAGGTCAGCAAAAGACATTTGGATTACCTCGGATAGTTTGGATTCGGGGGATTACTCGGATAGTATAACAGAAATTGCCTCAGCGGTCAATGTACTGCTTGAGGGACTCAATGGTCTTGTTCATACTACTGAATAATACTTGCATATCAGTCTCTGGTGGAAAACCCATCAGTGCCACTGATTTGCGAAGGTTCTCTTTCATTTCAACCGCTTCAGGGTCGTCTGAGAGAGATAACCTAGTATACATCACTCTCTGCTTTTCTAGCAAGAGCTCAAGTTTCTCAATGTGCTCCAGTTTGGTCTCACGGGTCATCATACCAAAAGTAAGAATACTGCCGTAAATCTCCTCTTGTAACTTATTGATTTCTTTCAGTTCTTCTTGAATAATATCGGAGTCGAAAAAGTTACTCATCTATAATTTCCCGTAAAATTTTTTTAAACTGGAATACGTCAATATTTAGAAATGGATTATATTTTTTGATTTTCAAACTGACGGTTTCCCACACAGGGTCCAGAAGTTTCTTATCAAAATCCTTTGAAAAAGAAAAGATTTTGTCGTAAATTACGAAGGTTTCTGGCGACAATCTCCCGCTTAGAAACCTTTTGAGAACTGGTGGGTGTCCTTTGGAACAACTCAACGCATCCTCTAATTTTGTCTCCGAGAATAATTCGTTGCTTTGCTCTTTGAACAAGTAAGTCAAACTCTGCTGTCTTCGCATCCAGTCTGCGTATGTTCTTTCTCCAGAATTGATAATTTCGCCAATCCATAAATTACTCGGTGAATCTGCCTCTACAAAGTTTGATAATAAAAAGTCTACAATTTCTTTATCTGAATACTTACGACTAGTCTTTTCAAACCAGTATTTGTCCTTGCGTTTATTGAATGACGTGACTGTTGCTCTGGATTTGCCCCCATACTTAAAAAAGTCATATTTACTGTTCGTAAAATGACTTTTCATCGAAAGATAAGTTTGATATGTCTCAAAAGGACTCATAACGGAAGTTTTGCTCTTGACGTGCGTTTCATAAAGTTAAGACGAGTTGCGTCCCACTTTAGTTTCTCTTTCAAAGGTTTTGAAATGAGTTTCGTAACTGATTCTACCTCAAGACAATTGATTTCGCAATAGTGACAAATTGCATCAATATAGTTAAAGTTTTCTTCTGCTACGATCTTTTCAATCTCAAGAGCAAACTTAGAAGGCGTTAAAAACTTATTCTCGATGGCTTGTTCTAGTTCTTTATTTGGTTCCATAGAGCTCCAGTTTATCTCTAACAAACTTTCTAATGTATTTGCTGAGGAGTTTGATGTACTTTGATTTGTCTCTTTCTTCATAAACGACGCATTCTCCATTTTCACAAGCCATAATGATTACAAGTTTTTTAACAGTCAATCCTGTTAGTTCGTAAAGCATACATCCATATGCCATACATTGAACAAAATAGTGTTCAATCCACTCTCGTGGTTTTGGTTTTTTAGAAGTCTTAAAGTCGATTATTGATAACTCGCCGTCATATTCGGCAATACAATCAACAGTCCCAGCAATACCCAGTTGCTTACTATATAGGGACCCTTCAAGGGCGTAAATATTATTTATACGATTAAGTTCTGATTTTGAGATCTTAAACAAAAAGTCAGAAATTGGTTGAACAGAAGGAAGATCACGATTATACAGATAATTTTCTACAAGAGAGTGCATATCTGTACCACGACTTGTTGCCGCTCTTGTAACACGCTCTGCTTCTTCTTCACCAACTTTCTTACGCCAATTGATGAAAACTTCTTTATTAAAATGACTGGTCACCGAAGTGATGGAGACCAGTCGGAGAAGTTCTTCTTCATCTGGAACTTTGTAAAATCTTACACCATCAATGGTTTCACGCTCCAACTGGGGGAGTTCAATATCAATATGATTAAACATTAAAAACCTGATTCCATTTTTGCAATAATGTACTCTTTAACAAGTCCAGAACGAACAATATCGTCTACACCAAACTCAATTATATCAAAAGATGGCATTTTACGCAAGATGGTCATAAAATCCACAATACCATTACGCTCGTTCGTCTTCTGCAAGTCAGACTGAGAAGCATCACCGCAGAACATAATCTTAGAATTTTCACCTACACGAGTAATAATAGAATCTAATTCGTGTGCAGTACAGTTTTGAAACTCATCTACAATGACAATCGCATTATCAAGAGTTGTGCCACGAAGGAATGAAGTGCTCCAAAACTTAATGGTTTCTTGAGACTTGAGATTTCCGTAGAGCATCTCAAATTCAGCATCACTTGAGAGTTGGAACATATACTTCACCATATTCTTATAAGGAATCTGATAAATGTCAGATTTATCTTCATAAGTTCCTGGAAGAAATCCAATTTCTCTGGTTGCAACTAAAGAACGAACCAGATAGATTCTTTCATATGGAGACCTTTCATCTAGAACTTCTTTTATAGCATTATAAAGTGTGATGAAAGTTTTACCTGTTCCAGCACACCCATAAGCAACTAGATGCTTTTGAGCAGCGTAAGAATCAAAAAGTCTTCTTTGATTATCTGTCAATGGTTCAATATCAATCAGATAATCGGAACTTAATGGTTTTCTACGCTTCATTTGACGAGTAGTAAGACCAACCCCGATTGGTTGCTCTGCTCTTTTTCTTCTTGCCATATTAGAGTTTTTTAACGGTTGAACCTGGTGCTCTGCTAGCTTTAGCTAGTACTTCGTTCCATCCGGGGTTACGATTAATCAGTTTGTTTCTCCACTCACCAACTTCTCCTGGAGAAGGGCAGGTAGAAGGATCTGACCAATCGCGGATCCATTCTGGATTATCATTTTTCCACTGGTCCCAGTCGTGGATACTCATTTCCACTTCTTTCTGTTCACCAGTTTTTGTATTCACTACGGGGTACGTTGGCATTGTTATAAAATCAAGATAATTTATTTAGATCCATTCAAGAGCTTCAGCAACCGTTGGAAATTGTTCGGTAAATACCTTCTTACATTCCAGAGCAATGTCCATATGCTCCTTCTGAGTGCCATTAGCGGAACGAAGATTGATGTAGTGAATCCAACTACGGCAAGATCCCGTCATATAGATGCGTGTAGGCGTCGCTAAGGGCAGTACAAACCTTGCACATTCCTTTGCTACCCCGTGAGCAAGAAGTTCCTTGTAGAGTTGCATAGAGTGTGCAAAATGCTCTTGAATCTTACTCTGAAGACTCAGTTTTTCATAATCAGAAATGTCATCAATGGAATTTTGACGATTCTTGGTATCCTGACGGCGAAGGTCAGGAACGGGGATATAATCACTCAACAAAGAAGAATCGGCATAACGTTGTGAAAATTCCTGGAATGTAAACGAACGGTGACGCAAAATTTGAGCCGCGATGCCACGGTTGGTTTCAATCTCCAAACTCATAGAAGATTGCTCAAAAACAGACCAATGATTGTGCTTAATACAATAACGTAGCAAACCCGCATAGTTTTCAGAATCCTGATTCGCTGGATTAGAAACTCTAGCAATATATGCCATTGTTTGTTCTGCATCGGGAGTTACACTGATAAGTTTTACAGTCATTTACCAAATCCTTTTGATGTTTTCTTTTCTAGTTCTGCAAGTTCTTCTTTAAGTGTTCGCAGTTGTGCTTTCATCTCTCTGATTTTTTCATCAGTATAAAGATGATCTTGTTTTACCAGTCTTTCTAAAAGTTTAATAAGTTCTCGTGCTCTACTAGTCATCTAAATCAGAATCCTCAAAAATTTCGTCGTAATCTAAAATTGGTCTTTTTCTGACTTCTGGTTCCGTATACTTATTATATGCAGAAACATCAGAATAAACTTCTGCTTTCAGAGAATCAACCAAGAGTTCCAGATTACGAACAATGAGTTTTAGTTTGTCTCTGTCCATAAAATACTATTCTCTTTTGGAATCATAGCATAAAAAAAGGAGGGGATCAAGTGTTATGTCTTATTCTATGACAATTGGCGCATACTATGACACATTTAGAAAGTTCTTCATCAATTCTTTTTATAGAGCATGTAGACATTTTATCAACAAAACTTCTATGTTTTAAAGCATAATGTTTTGTTCCCTCATTTAGATGATGAAAATCCATACAATAAGGTGGAAATTTTCCTCCACAATCATGGCATGGAACATCTGTTTTTTTAGACCTAATATATTCTGATCTTTCTTGTAATCTTTGTTTTTGCTTTAATTTTTTTTGTTCAGTCCAGTCCGACATAATTTCACATCAACTATCTTTATTTATAAAAAAAGAGGGGTTGTATCAACCCCTCCTGTTAAATATTGGTTCCATATCTAAAACTTGTTCAAACCATTCTGTAAGATGTATGCGGTAACAAGACCAATACTTACACCCACGATAGGTAAGTTGATAACAAGCAGGTTCTCTGCTGTCCTTATCCATATCGTCCCAGTGGTAATGGTAATCCACTATTTAAAAAGAAATTGAATATAAAGAGACAATAACACTAGTGCAACAGCAGATCCTGCGGCAATTTGTAATATTGCGAACATCACTTTGCTCCAACTAGTTGTGCCAGTTGTGCTTGGTGACGACGCTCTTCTTTTTGTTTTTGTTCTTTGATAAGTTGTAGGAAGTTTAGCTTTTGCATCACTTGTGCCCCTCCTTTACGAACTTAACACCACGATAGGTTTCGTTGTATTGTTGGGCTTGTTGTTGCATTTGCTGTTGGTACTCGATACGCTTTTGGGTATCGTACTCAACACCTCTGTAAACGACTTTAGACATTAGGTTTTCTCCTTAGTTTTTTAGGTTAAAGAGCGTTCCTTCAGTCGGCTTTTGCGTCTATTTTACACTCCTTTGGAGTAATCTGTTTAATTTCCCAAATCAAGTCATTCTTTGCTTGTTTTGGAATATCAACCTTATAAACTCTTCCAACCATTAACTGTGCTTGTAAACAAGTTAATAAGAGTGTTTCCATAGATGAACGATCCGTTCCGAGTCGGCTTACTTCCGTCCTATTCAGTTTAGCACTTAAGTCTCACAACATCCTTTCGGAGTTCTGATAGCAATCGGTCTTCTTTTCTTTGGTCTACTACATCGTCGTTTTTAACGATGTCCATTAGTTCCCACGCTGCGTCGCAACTTATTGTCACCTGATTAGATTTAGCAAGTTGAGGCGTAGAAATAGAAAGAAGTGGAACCCATGCTAAAAGCAAAAGTGCCTTAGACATAGGATGAACGTTAGAGGGATATTATACCTCTATTC